ATAACCGCTGCCACTAACTGTAGTGCCGACTGAACTGAATAACCAAAGTATTAAAGCGTCATTAGCCGAACCTATGGTTTTTCCTGAAATTGATGGAACAGCAATAGTAAAGGAATATCTTGCCCAGCTTGTAGATATAGTTGCTGTTCCGCCAGATGTAGTTACTTGCGTCGATCCACCGCTACCAAAATTTTGATCGGCTGCTACTCCAATTTTAGGAGTACCTGTTGAGGCTTTTGCCCATAAAGAAAAAGTAACTGTTTGTCCAGCAAAAGTACGAACGCTCTCAATAGGTTGCACTAATGCCGCAAAATCTGTACCGGCGCTTTGTGAGCTTGTGACTAATCTTGCAAAGTTTTTTGATTCATAACCTGCAACAGGAGCAGTACCAGCCGTAAATGTCTGTGCGGAATAAGTAGAAGTACCACCAGAACAGATTAGTTTTTGTCGATCAAAACCATAAGTGCCTGTAGTGGTTGTCGAAGTAAAAATTCTCTGATTTATGTTGTAATCACCATTTAAAAATTTATTTTTGCCGGCTGCAAAATCGATCGTCGGAGCAGCAGTAGTCCATGTAAAATCCATGTCAGTATTAGATGTCTTTGATAGCACCTGACCAGTTGTGCCACCTAAAAGATCTCCCATTGAACTATCAATGGAATCACCTAAAGTTTCAATGGCTACCGCGCCATTTTTTACTAAATCGCTCGACGTGGGAACGACCCAGCCGAATAAAGGGGTGGTTGTACTCATTACGTTAGTGCTCCAATCGCATTAGTCCATGTAAGTGTGCTATTTACGCCTGTCCAGATTAGAGAGGCGGGAAATACTGTTTCCCATTGAGTAGTAGATAATGAGAAATCTGTAGCTGATACGTAGAGGGTCATGTCTACATAAGTAGGATTAGCCCTTAAGTCAATATTTTCGACAAAGCCATCGAAAGTTCCCCCGAGCAGGTTGCTTGGCAGATTATTAATTAAAACAGGCTGACCAAAAAATATGCTAATTAAGTTATCTAGCATATCATTAGGCATATTGGAATTGTCTAGACGAAAAGTTATAGCTCCTAGTGAGCCTCTAGGGTTGGCACGTAGTTTAAGTTCACGACTAGCAATATCAGTAATGTCAATAAGACTTTTAATATTAGATTCGGCTGATTTCTCAAATAGTCCATAAAGGGCTATAGAGTCCGGATCAGATACAAGGTAGGTAGATGCGTAATCTGTTGAATAACGATAAATAAGACTGTTACGGATTCGAGCTATTTGAGTTTGAGATTGAATACTTGTAGGAGTTGCATAAGATCCATCAAGGTTAGTAAAGCCGTTATCTGCTAGATAGTTAGATCTATGATCTGCATCGTCATAATTGACATTACCGTAGCGATCCTCGTAGAGCTGACCTAGCGCGCTTTGTGCTATCTGATCTGCAAGGACTGAGGATTTAGCGGTGGCATTAGCGGCGAGGTTAATCATCGTATAAAAGCCCGGATCGATAGTGCCGACGTAGGATTCTGCATCGCTCCACGTTTGAGTAGGAGGATATGTATCCCACGTAACAGTAGGAGTTACCTCGTTCCATTTAAGATTAAGAGCTGCCCCTACGATCTCAGCTATTTGTGCGCCATCCAAGCCCTCAGCTAAAGCTGTGTTATAGATAGCCTTAGTGAGCTTAGAAATGCTGCCGACACCTAAAATAGTCCCAGTAGTTACATATCCAGTTTCCTCCGGACTTCTCACCGCGATATTAAAATCTGATACCTCTCCACCGAATACAGTTACATAAGCTCCTGTAGAGTTTTTTAGTTCGAGGGTTACGCTCTCTGTGACATTGATAGTAAAAGGCGCGTTAGTAGTATTTACGATGTCTACTTGGCAGTAACCGGCCGAGGGTTGCCGATCAATATCGTTACGACCTGTTGCATAACTAACAGCTGTAACAGTCGTATAGACATCATCGCCTACCGTAACTCGCCAATCTGGTACCCATGTCATGGGATCGGACTCGCTTTAATTGTGCCTCGATCTAGGGCATCTTGTACGATCTTGGCAATCAAGGAAGCAAGAGCGTTACTGTCTCCCACAATCCCGTTAAAGTTATTATTAACAGTTAGGCCAGCTTTATTAGCAGCTTCAATAGCAGCCATAGTTGCAGCTCTACCCTCGGCTGACATGGCGTACGCTTGCTCGGCGTTGTAACCGACTGCATTACCCGCACTATCTAGTCTTTGACCACCGTATAAAACGCGAGGATCGCTTGATCCTGATACGCCTGTACCTATTCGACCTGCTACAGCCGCGGCGATAGATGTAGCGGTAACGATAGATGTAAGAATATCTTTAGCGCCAAAAGTAGATGTAATGTCGCTAACTTTAGCTAAAGTTCCCGCGGCATCTTTTGTAATTTGTGCCGCTACTGCCGCTGCGTTTGTTGCCGCTGTACCCGCGGCTGCCGCCGCTGCTATAGCCGCTGTTAATGCTGCCGCCGTTGCATCACTAATTTTAATATCAATAGTCCCACCGCTAGGGATTATTAACTTTTTTAATAAATCTATCGCATCGTTTAGATTTGATATATTAATTAAATCTTTTGGATTAAGTTTTGACAGGATGTCTTTAATCTCTGTTAATTTGGCTTCTTGTTTAGTCAAATTAGCAAGAATTGTAATATCTTTGTTTAATCTTTCTGTTGCTTGAGTAATCTTTACGATATCGCCCGTAGCAATAGCATCCTCTAGAGCCTTCATGCTCCTCAATACTTCCAAGCGAGCAAGATCATTTTTAATAGCTAATAGTTGAGCTACATTAGTTACCTTTTTTAGTTGCTCAACCTGGCTTATTTTGGCGGCTTCTAGTTGGATCGCTTCTATATCAAAAACATTTCCGCCCTTGCCAAGTGTGAGATTCGCTTTGTCTATTGCTAAGCCCAGTTTTTTAGCCTTGGCTGCGGCTAGAGCAGCTGCGGCAGATTTTTTCTGTAAAGCGACTAATTCTTTTTGGCGTTTCAACGCTTCTTTATCCATCTTGGCTTTTTCGGCGTTAGCTCCAAAGTTTTTCAGATCCGACGGTAAACCTTGAGGAAACCCGCCTTGTTTTCCGGTAACTTGATCGTAAAGTTTTCTAATATTGCCGATAGAAAATTTACCTAACTGATTAAAAATAGCATCTTTAATATTACTTAAGACACCTGCCCCGGGTAATTTTCCTAATTCTTTTATCAAGTATGAAGTATTAGTTATCATACCGGCGATAGAGTCGGAAGCATCATCGACTTTATCTATTAACTTATCCATACCGCCGGATGAAATACTTAGAGCAGACACAAGGGATTGGCCTATCTGCTCACTAGCTTGCTCAGCGGCTATCTTGAGGCGATCAAGTGATCCTTGATAGGACTCAGCTGCATTTTTGGATTGTCCCGCATATTGAATAGCTAACAGTTTTTCTATCTCTAGATAGGATTTACCAGCTAATTCAGCGTTAGTTAAACCTAGATCTAATTGCTTAAGACCTTTGTAATTACCCATATACGCTTGGCTTAATATTTTTGTAGTAGAGATTAAATCTAAACCTGTACCAGCGCTAACATCTAAAGCGGTGTTGAGCATGGATTGAGAGATGGTTGTAGACCTTGTTATTTGTGCCAGTTGAATAAATGCAGGTTGAAGTTGATCTCTATTTATCCCAGTTACTTTTTCAACGGTATCTAAATAACTTTCGGCTTCGGCAGTAGCAAAAGAAAAGCCAATATTCCGTAAAGCCTGATCTAGTCGTTTAGCCTCAGCTATTTGTTCGCCATAAGCTGCTAAGGCTTTTTTTGAGTAACTGAGTAGGGCAGCGGCACTAAAGGTAACTCCTAAAGTCCGGCCTAAGTTTTTTACACTTTTATCAAACTTGCCGATTTGTCCGGAGGCTTTTGATAGAGCCTTACCGTTCCACTCGGCTACAGCCGATACGACTAAATTAGGCAGGGCCATTACGCAGCCTTACCGAATCCGCTACGGTTAAAGGAGCTGATAGTTTTATTAAGAGCCATCACTACCGCATCTTGAGCCTTACCTCTATCCTCTTTCCACGCTCTAAAAATCATGCGACCGCGCTCGGATTGCTTGTCTCCATAGAGAGGCCCCATACGACTAACAAAGTGAGCACCTGCTCCGGGATTATTTGAGCGATAGCCTCGGTTAGATGGTTCAGTAGCTCGGCCGGCTGTCTCGTAAATAGATCCGGCAGCTGACTTATTAGCTACGTAGTAAAGAGCTTGCCATCCGTTACGGTTTTTTTTGCTAGGAGCCTGAGAGTAATAGATACCTTTAACCGCTTGATCGTGATCGTATAAAGGAAATAAACGTAAACGTCCCTCAGTATTAAAGGTCCTAAAGGATGAGTTACGCGCTGTAATTTTACCGCTAGATGATCCCTCGGCCCAAGCGTAAAGATTATCCGGCTGAGGAGATGGTGCATAGCCTCGAGCTTTATCACGTAACGGGACCATTACGGCCCGGATCTCAGCGTTCATAGCCTTAAGTAAGTCAGGATCAAACTTACGTAAAGCCTTAACGGTTTCCCGCACGCCGGATATTCTTACGGGCATTTTCTGACTCCTTACTTTGATCGTTAAGCACTTGTATTAACATCTTAAACATTTCGGTATCAAGATCGAGTATCGCTTGAGGCGCGACCTGTAACCTGATCGATAGTTGTGCTACCAAGTAGGTTAAAGTGCCGCGCCCTAAGCTAAAGGCAGATCGTCCAGTACCTCGACCTTAGCCAAGCTATCTAAAAACTCTGCCCCAAACATCGGTACAGTTTCGCCGCTAGTGCGTAAGCACTCCCAAGCGATCCAGTAGACGTCGCTTTGTTTCTCGTCATCTCTAAAGGCTTTATGAAATCCTTTTTTTGCATATAACTCGAAAGCGTATTCAATCCTTGGCGAGATTTGATGTTCGCTAATATCGCCGTTTGTCCGTGTTATTTTTAGTCGTGCCATTTGTTAGCCCCTTTTCTTTTTATCAGGTAGTTGTGATTACGATTGGTGAGTTACATGTAAAGGAAATCGATTGTGTGGCAATATCAGCGACAGAGCCGTTAATGTCGGTCGTGTTGTTTACCAAAATCGTAGTGCTGTATAAAGGATTGGTAGCTGATACCGCTGCACTTGTTTGCTTAAGAGTGATAGGTACAGTCGTACCCCATGCAGCTTGAAGCGTAGAGTTTACGTTCGCTGCCGCTGTGTCTGAAAGAAAATCAAGTGAGATAGTGCTTGCTTCCAAACCTTTAACAAACTTATGAGCTGTATCGCCCATAGCTGTAACTTCCAGCTCGTCAA